TGCGTCTCCGCGAGGGAGTTACAGTCCCCTGCCACACCTTGCGGCCTGTCGCCCTACATTAGTATCTCGGGTCTTGGCCCTTGTAATCGTTAGATAAGCGTGCGGTATTCGGATTGCAAGGGTTTTCTTTGTCCCCTTGCTAAAAGCGGCACCCACAATTCAAAGTTGTGCGTGGGAAGCGTGCGCGTCGGGGTCTTGCTTTGGATGTCCCCTGCGCCCATTTGAAAAAACACCGATATCATTTCGGTGCTTTAGGGTCAGTGCTATAGTGAGATTTCGTCGTTGGGCCCCCACTGGACGCATCGGGCTCCTGCTATCTTTGAGTTGGGGAACGTGCGTACAAGATGAGGGATACCGACGTTTGCAAAGTTATCAATACATTCTTCCTCGGTCGCAAAAGCTGGGCCCCCGCCGCTCACGCAGGCAGGGGTTGGCAGGGCGGTGCAGACTAGCACGATTGCGGTCCACATCAGGAAGCCCCCGCCGCAGCCATCTTAAGTGCTTGGTCGCGGGTCTCGTCATTGCGGCGAAGCCATCCTCTGCCATAGCGGTCGAAGTCGCTTAGGCGCTTGTAGAAAGCCTCACGTTGCTTGTGGACATTGTTAATTGTAAGCATGGCATCCTCTCTGTCTAAGAGGGCGAGTGTCTTGGGACCTATGACGCCGTCAGGAGAGGCACCGCAGGCTTTCTGCAGGGCACGGCTCGGGCGCTTGGCCCCTGAGTTAACGCACCAGTCAAACGCGGCCCAGTCTAGGCCTGCTTTGAGTTCATCGCCCTTCACGGCATCCCAGTACCAAGCGCGGTACATCTCGCCGATATCGCTGGGCTCCAATGCTCTCATAGTATCGTGGTCCGCAGGTTTGCCAGTCCACTTTTGCCACACCGATGAAGTCACACCCAACATGGTTGAGCCGCCTCCACGATTTCCACGGTCGAGGGGATCTGAAGTGAAGCCGCCTTCATGTTTGAGTAGCATTTTTAAACAGTGGTCAAAGTTGCTAGCGGTCATTGTTTCTGCAACCTTTTCCAAGCGACATCCGAGATGTTTGGAGGCCTGCGTTTCGGGGCCGTTTTTGGTGCTGGCCGTTTCACTGCCGGTGCTGCCTTGGGGGACGTTGGCTTGGGGATGATGCCTAACGCCGACCGCGCTTGGTTTAAGCGACTTTGACGAAGGTTCTTGACGTTACCTTTGCCCATCCTGTTTGCATCAGATATTTTACTCATTTGCTGCTCTCTTTCTTCTGGTGGTTATTGTTGTTATTGATTAAGGCCGTTTGGCGACGGATCTCAGCTTGTTGACGCTCAAGCTCCAGCCATTGTGCATCGACATCATTGAGCGACGGGAAGGGAACGACGACGGTCATTTGCCAAAGCCGCGCAGCGTTCTAAAGCCGAAGCTGGCTGCAATGCTGGCGTACATTCCGTATTTGACCCACTCAGGGCATTGCGCGAGGTTCTCAAAGCCAATCCGCATGTGATCCTGCATCGACGGGATGAAGTTCGCGCACAGGATTAAGATGAAAACGAGCGTCCATGCCTCGTCCTTAAGGCTGTCTTTCGAGGCCTCGATAGCCGACTGTTCCCAGTCAGTCTCTGAAGTTGCCTTCTTCAGACGGATCTCAGCGTTGGCCTTCTGAATCGCAGTTTTACCGTCAATGTAGGACGTCGCTAGTCCGCTTACTGCGGATACGATTGCGCCGATCATTTCTCATGTCCCAGCCAGACGGCAAAGGCTCCTGTAAGCGCCCCTGTAACGGTGGCTGTAAGCGCAGTAGCCTGAGAAGTGACAACCTCTTGCGGAATGTCCATGTACCAGCTTAAAACGTCTAAATAAGCGTAACAGAGGCATATCATCATTGCCCGTGGTAACAGCTTCCAAGCTAGTATTCGTTCCATTGCTATAGTCATATGTCTCTCCTTACTGCATGGCCCAAACGACGAGGGCGATTATGGTGACAACGAGAATGCCGAGGATCAACGAGGCTCCGACCGTTGCGGCGCTCTCTAGTTCCTCTTTGCGGACCTGAGCGGCACGGGCATCAGCGGCTGCTTTGTGCTTTGCTGCGAGGGCCTGCTCTTTCTGAAGCGCGACAACCTTCTGCCATACACCCCAGTCCCAGCGGGCCATGATCAATTGCTTTGCCGCCTCTATGGCCTCTTTTGCAAGCTCTTCTTGGATGACAATCTCAGTCGCTGATTGGCCGGTGGCCTTCGCTTGTTTCTTCTGCTGGCGTATCTGCTGGGCACCGGTGAACAGGTTGTCTAAGTCAGTGGTAATCTGACTGATGTCTTTGGCCGCACCGATTGTGCTTTTGATACCGTCGATGCTGGCCTTTACCAATGCTGCTCCCGCTAGTATCTCGGCCACTGGCATGGGCTTAATTCCTCGTATTTCGTTAATATTTAGCGGAGACCATCAGATCTATGGCATCGCGGATCGCCTCAAGGTTGGCGTCTATGCGGGCCATCGTGACCGCTTGGCTGTGCGCGGTGCCTTCGATCTGAGACATGCGGGATGAGATCTCTTGCACGTCAATCGTGTTGGCCTCGATGTCTTTGACCATGCCACTGACAGCCCACACTATAGCCGCACCTTGCCCAACCAGAGCCAGTACTATGGTGGCACCCGTCCACTCGTTCTTACTCGTCATATCTGTACACCTTGTGCTGATCAGGGTTCTCAAGAAAACGCGGCACACAGTAAGCCAGCGCGTGGTGCTTGGGGCTCGTCAGATAGCCGTAGCGACGGACGATCTCTCGGGCGTGGTAATTGCAGGCTGTGACGCTAGCGAAAAGCATCGCAGGGCCCTCTGATGCAGTCCCGCCAACAAAGACAAGCAGGGCGAACACATGCATCTTTAGTCTGCGTATTGGGCGCTAGGGCGCATCACTTGGATGCTGCCTGCCTGCGCGGCCTCGTTAGCCTGCTCCTGTTCCTCGGCTAAGAATTGCCGGTACTTTTCTTCAAATATAGGCCCGCGCTCGTCCAAGAAGTAGTCGGCGGCATATGACAGCGCAGAGTACATAATTAGATCACTGGACGTAGCTGCAAGAGCGTTCTCATCCGTGTCAGCAGTCATGGTGGCAAAGGGGCCATAGTAGCTCACGTTGACCGTGCCACTGGGCGGCTCGGGGAACAGCAGGATGGTGGTGCCTTGCTGAGTGAAGTGTAGCGCAGTGCCTGCTTGGCCTGTGGCTTTCATCTCCAACATCTCATGCAAAGGAACACGGGTCAAAGCACTGTTGTTATGATATATGTCTATGACTTCCAGAGCGGTAGCAGGCAGGGCGATAGACCCCGTCTGACCGCTGATCGCATAGGTCTGGATCGCCTCCATTGACGGAATGCGGAGGACACGCTGAATGCGAGAGATGCCCTGATCGATGAAGGTGTCGGCCAGAGCGTTGACGCAATCGCTGCGGTTCAGCAAGGACTTGAAGTGTGTTCGAATGGCACCTTTGTTCACGGTTCAGTTCCTTTTATCAGTCGCCATAAAGTAATCCAAAGACTGGTCACGCAGACGCTTGGTGATTTCTTTGACGCTGGCTTTGTAAAGGTCGAAGCCTTCGCGCAGCCACTGTTCGTGTACCACGACGGGTATCGATGCCACGCGCTGAAAGTCTTTTTCGCGGGTTTCAGTACTCGCGTTTCGGCTGTCACGTAGGTCATCCATAAAGGCGGTGGTGATGTTCTGGGTATTCTTAAAGGTGACACGGTCTCCCTCCTGCAAATACTCTGTTTCAACGCCCAGCAATGTGCGGGCGGGCTTATTATCTTTTGTCATTTTGAGAGTGCTCGATATTGTTGTGGTGTGGTGGAAAAGAAGACGGCGAGGCAGCGAGATAAGGAGAGCAACCAACTCTCGCTGGGGGTCCCCGCCGACTTCAATGTTTTACACGGGCCTAGGTCTAGGTAAGGCCAGTGATCTTGTGACTATCGGCAAAGCTCATGTGTTTCACTGAGCCTTCGTAGACAATCTGGTGCTTGTCCGAGTCGCCTGTCTTTGCCAACAAGGTCCGCGTGTAAGGACGCAGGACAACCTGTTTGAACATAGACGGGTCAATCAGCCATGCAACCGAAGCAAGACTGTGCCGGTTCAGAACACACTTGTAAGTGCCGAAAGGACCAACATAGATATCAATCACATTGACGAGCGTCTTGGTGCTTGCAAATTCCCTGTTTCTGCCACTACTGGCCGCGAAATTCGCCACGATCAAAGCGTCCGCAGGTTTGATCATAAGCACGTCTGGGGTCGAGCCTGCTTCGTATGCAGCTTGGCCCGCAGTCAGGATGTGCGTCTCGGTTAACGCAGCAGAACCCGCAGCAGTAGCAGCGGTGATCATTTGATCGACTGAGGCCATCTTACGAGCAGCCGAAGCGGAGCCCGTGACAGCGGCCTGAGAGACACCAACGTATGCCCGCTCCTGATCGCGCTTCATCTCTTTGAGTCCACGCCCAAGTTGATAAGCGGTTTCCTTCGCTCTACCGTAAGTTTTAATGACATCGGCTGTCGCGGAGACTTGGAAGGCCTTTGTCAGGATCTGCGATGTGTTAGATCGCATGGTCGTAGGTGTCAGAGTACCAATCTGGGCATCTGCTCCCTCGACTGCGGCGTTAACTTGCGCGGCTGAAAGTGAGTCCTCCTGCCACTCAAATGTCCGAGCATGTGTCTTCTCGGACTTCATCAGAGAAGTAAAGGGCGTATCGGTGGGTGTAATGTCCGTTATGATTGAAGAAACATCTTCAGCCTGACCCACTTGATTGTAGGTTGTATAAGTAGCCATGAGCTACCTCCTTAGTTGTAGTTGGGTTATTGCTCCCATCTAGCAAGGAGTGCCTCCGCTATATCATCAGCATCACCATTCTTTGATCGCAGCACGTCGTGAGCTTTCTTAACTCTCCGAGCCTTGCTGTCCTCGCGTACTGGTGATTTGGTTGACCTTAAGATCTTCTTGCCTTTGTTGCCGTCCTTGGCCCTGATCACCTTAGCTTTCTGCTTTTTAGTCTCGGCAGTGGCTTTGGTTTGGTCGTATAATCTGGCTTTGTTTAACAGCATAATAACTTGCGGATCGACGTATTGATCCACTTGCTCACTGGGCAACCCCTGCGATACCGCATAGGCTCGGATGTCATTGTAAACATCGTTTGACCATTCGGGCATCTGGGCTTGAAGGACTTTGACGCATTCGGACGCGGCCTGTTGATGCAGCTTTGCTTGCTGGTCTTGGGCACCGCGATAGAAGTGGTCTGCCTCTTCACGTAAGAACTTTAGGTCGGCTTCTGCGTCTTTGCTTTCGGCTCTGAGCTTCGCAAAATCGTCAGCATCCATCTGGCGGCTGGCGACTAACATATCCACTTCGGCGTATGGCTTGGCTCTAGCTTCTGCTCGTTCAAGAAGCTTCTGGTAACTGATGTTTGCCTTTTGATAGGCAGCGTCGGCCTCTTTGCGCTGGGCAGCGAGGTCCTGAGACTTTCGGGTCAGGCTGGCTTCTTGGCCGTGCAGACGTTTTAAGGCTGAGATAGATACCCGCTGCGTTTCACCATTGACGATGATTTCGACCTCAGTATCGTCATCAATCGACAACTCTACTTCGTCTTCTTCCTCGGTCTCGGGTTCTTCGCTTTCTTCTTCGGGGTCCTCTTCGTCCTCTTCGTCGGTCTGCTCGGTCTCGTCATCCTGATCTTCGTCAGACGTATCCTCTAGTGTCTCATCTTCGTCTTCCTGTTGAGGTTCGTCTGCTGCCTCTTCGTCCTCTTCGGATAGGGTTTCCCCGTCCTGCCAGCGACTAAGAATGGCGTCCGCAGCGTCGTCTGAATCGAGGCTGCGTGGTTGAGGTTCTTCGTGTGCTTGGACGTCTGTCATGGTCCTACAAGTCCTCTTTACGGTTGTCGTCATTATCAATGGCGCGGTCGTTGATCTCATCGCGGATCGACACCCATTGTTTAAGTGTGTTTGCCACGTCTACGAGTGCTCGATAGTGGCGGTAGTTGGTCTCACGGCCTGCGTCGTCTGCTGGGTCCGAATTGACGTATGTTGTAAACGTACCTTCGACCAACGTGTTGACGCAGTTGTTAAATGCAGTTGACGCCAATAGCGCCTCTGCCTCGTCACCTTGTGTGACAAGTTCTTCTTCGGTCATAGTTTTGCTCTCCTTGGGGGTGGTGTGTTTAGCCGGTTGGCGAGGCTATCGCTCGGACATCAGTTGCTGTCTTCGCAATCTCTAGTTCTTCCGTATCAACCATAACCTTATGATCTAGCTGAGACTCTTTGAGGTCCAGATCGTCAGATTGCATGGCAAACGATTGCTGTGCCTTCATACGATCTAGTTCAAGTTTCATCTGGGCCATCTGCGCGTCCATTTGCTGCTTGGCCTCGGCCAGTGCGGTCTGGCGCTCTTGGATTTGCATCTGCTGTTGCTGCATTTGCATAGCCATCTGCTGCGCGGGGTCGGGCTCTGGTGGTGGTATCTGATCTGGTGGCGTCAGGTAATCGGC